TTTCAAGTTCAGAAGCAACAGCTATAAATTCAAGTTTAACAACTGCATACAAGTATGATTTACTTGCAGATGGTAACAACTTGGAAGAAGTGGGAACATCAGACCAAAATACTGGTACTTACACGGTGTTACAAACTGCAACATTTTCTTTAAAAAAACAAGATAAAGATACAGCAAACGAAATAAATCTATTATCAAAGGCAAGACCAGGTGCAGTTGTTCAAGATAGATTGGGGAATTATAAAGTTATTGGGTTAAGTGATGGATTGGTAATTAGTGGAACAGCAGCCAGTGGTGGCGAAAAAGCAAGTTTCAATGGTTATAACTTAACAGCGATTGCAACAGAAGCTGAATTTGCACCAACATTAGATAGTGCAACGGAAACAGCATTTTTGGCAATAGTAAGTGCAACGCAAATAAATCCGTAATTTCATTGTTTTAATTAGGAAAAAAGGACACATATTAATTTATGTGTCTTTTTTTTTATACAAAAATCATACTTTTACGTTATTATAGTATGATAGTTTTAGAATCAAATTTCGTAACACAAAGAATTTATATTATCCCAAGATATTATGAGGAAACGATAAATAATGTAATTGAAATAACTAATGATGATAATAAAATAAAATCAACACCAGTTATTGCACTGCAATTAAGTCAAAATGGGTATAATATTTACAAATTTGATATTCCAAATTTAACAGAAGGTTTAGGATTTGATATTGTTGTTTATCGTTCTGCAAGTGATGATACAGTAATTTATCGTGGAAAGATGTTTGCAACAGCACAAGAAACGCAAAAATATAAGATTAATGAGCAATAATAAACACGGTGTTAGTTTAATACAGTTATCAAACTATGTTAAACCAGAAATAAAGGAATATCCAGGAAGAAAATGGGTGCTTTACGGTGAACAAAATTGGTTTTTTCAGTACATAATTGACAGATATAACGGATCACCAACGAATGAGGCAATCATAAACACTTATTGTGAACTTATTTACGGAAAAGGAATTGCAATTAATGGTGAAAACTTTGTTTATAATGGGTTAAATGAGATATTTAACAAGCGTGAACAAAAGAAATGTATTGCAGATTTCAAGATATTCGGACAATATGCAATGCAAATACTACGTGCAAAGGGTGGTGGCGTTGCAAAAATACTGCATATTCCAATAAACAAACTTGGAATGGAACGTGCTGATGAAAATGGTGATATAAACAACGTTTTTTATTGCGATGATTGGACAAATCCAAACAAGTTTAAACCAGAACCATATCCAATTTTTAAAGGTGATTTAACAGCACCAATAATGATTAAGATGGTGCAGCCTTATAGACCAGGAAAGGTATATTGGAGTGATCCAAATTATTTATCTGGTTTGCAGTATGCAGAAATGGAAGAAGAAATTTCCAACTATTGCATCAATCACATTAAAAGTGGTTTATCATTTGGTTACATAATCAACTTTAACAACGGTGGTGCATTATCACCAGAACAAAAGGATGAAATTGAACGAATGATACGTGAAAAGCTAACTGGTAGTTCAAACGCTGGTAAGTTTATTTTATCATTTAATGATGGCAAGGAAGCAGAAGTAACAGTTGTTCCATTAGAAGTAAACGATGCACATAACCAATGGGAGTTTTTAACAAAGGAATCAAGACAGCAATTAATTACAGCACACGGTGTGTTTCCAAATCTGTTTGGAATAAATGATGGTGGTGGTTTTGCAAATAACGCTGATGAATTAAACGTGCAAAGTAAATTGTTACAAGATTTACAAATATCACCGATGCAATCAATGTTTATTGATGAACTTGCTGGTGTTTTAGAATTGACAAATTTAGAAACCGATTTAGTGTTTATACCATTGCGTGAAACGTATTCAGCTGAAGAAACGGTTGTTGAAGAAACAGTAACGGATAACACAATTGATGAAGAAGAAGTTGTTGAAGATAATGTTGAATTAACACTATTATCAGATGATGTAACGTATCATATTGATAAATTTTTAGAACAAGGTGAAGATATTGATTTAGAAAATTGGGATATTATTGATGATAGGCGTTGTGATGAAATGACTTTAAATGAAAAGCAATTAAATACAGTTTTTCAATTTGCAAGAGTTCCAAGAAGTGATAAAAACATTGATAATTCACGTTCTAAACAAGACACATCATTGTTTAAAATACGTTATCAATATGCTGGAAATCCAAAAGGGGAAAGAGATTTTTGCAATAAGGTAATTAATAGTGGTAAAATATTCAAAGCTGAGGTTTTAAATAAAGACCAATACATTACCAAAAAGATGGGTGCTGGTGGTTCAAACACTTACAATCCATTTTTGTATAAAGGTGGTGTAAATTGCAAACATTGGTGGCAACGTGTTATTTTCTTAAAAAAGAACAATGAGCAAATAAGTGTTAATCAAGCACAAAAAATGATATTGGAATTAGAACCAGGTGCAGAACGTGATGCAGCACGATATGAAGCGAATGATCCAAAGGTTGCACAATCAGCATCAGCAAGTAATAATTATTGGAAATTAAACTAAAATGGCAACATATTTAATAACATCACAAGAAGTAAAAAGCAACACATCAATGGGTGGTAATGTTGATTCTGATAACATTATGCATTTAATTTTTGATGCTCAAATTATGGTATTGGAAAACATACTTGGAACAGCGTTGTATAATAAAATAGTTGCAGATTTTACAAGTTCAAGTTTAGCTGGTGATTATTTAGAAATGTTTACCGATTACATTAAACCAGTATTATGGCATTCAACTTACGCTGCATATTTACGTGAAGCAAATGTACTTGCAAAGAACGGTGGGGTTTTTACAAACACACCAGAAGAAGCAACTGCAACACCGTTGGAAAATATCCAATATGTAGCAAAGAACGCACAAAGCAAAGCAGATGTTTACATTGAACGTTTAACACGTTATTTATGTGATAAGAATGTTCCAGAATACGATAATGCACAAGCAAATAATTATGACATTGATCCAAAAGATGACATTACAACAGTAAGTGGTTGGTATCTTGGGCGTGGATATGGTAAATCACGTAAAACTGGTGCTGGTACAGCTTATGACGAATTATAAAAGAAAAAAACCTTTTAACGAGGTTAAGAATAAAGATTTAGAGATATTAAAAACACATTTAAAAAAAGTAAATGAGCTGCACGTTGATAAACGGAAGAACTAATCCTTGTAATACCATAAGTGGTATCAAGCGTGTGTATTTATTTAAGTACGTGCAATATCTTGATACACAAATTGTATGCATTCCTGGTAGTGAATTAATTTCATTTCCAACATCAAACATTTATGGTTATGAATGTGTTAATGCAACTTTTGATGAAACGATTACAAATGATGATAATGGTATTTCTGTTAATCAATCATTATCGTTTACATTAAAAAAACAAGATGCAGCAAGTACAGAATTATTAAGTTCATTATTGGATTTTGATGTAAGATTTATTGTTGAATTAAATGATGGTAGATATAAAATTGGTGGGTTGTATAATGGTGCAACGGTTGATAATTTAACAACTGTTTCTGGTGGTGCAAAACAAGAATTAAACGGTTACAATATAACGATTAGTGCGAATGAAGAACACACAGCACCGTTTGTTGATGATTTGAATGATTTTTTATTAACACCTAAAACATACAATACCTATATTGGTGGTGTAGGAACAAGTGAGATAACATCTGCATCAGACTTGGCATCTATGATGAATATAGGAATTAATAGTATACAAAATTTCACTATAAATGCTAATAATGATGTGGCTTGTTTGATAACATCTGAATACGATTTTATTGATAAATTTACAGCTTTTACATCAGAATGCACTTATTTCTTTGACACAGAAGGTTATTTGGAAAATATGGTATCACAACAATTTTATAATATGCCTAACGGTATTTCTGCATTTCTATCGCCAACATTAGAAAGATTAAATTTCCAAGATTTTGATGCTAATTTTGGCGTATCTCCAAGCAATTATATTGAATATTGTGTATCTCCAAACGCTATATTTGACATTCCTACCTTAGATAGAAATGTTTTTAGAAGCAACTCTACAAACCTAAATATATACTTAAACAGTTTTAATGAAACATCAAACGGAGGGAATCCAGCTGTTGATTTAACTGCAAGAAGCTACGCATCTATAAACTATCAAACAAACACAAACATACCAAGTAAGGTTGCATCTATAACGGTTGATTCAAGCACAGCTACAACAATAGACATTTCTTGGACTGCTCCATCAAGTTCAAACAGTATAGATGGTTATTTTGTATTCCAAGACAATTCCTATGTTGGATTTACATCAACAGAATCATATACATTAACAACTTCAGTTTCGGTGTACGTAAATATAATAACACTTGACAATCAAGGAAACACAAGTGGCATAAGTAATGCAATAAATATAACAACAAATTAAATAATTTAAAAAAAAAAGAAATGGGAACATTTATAAACAGACCAGAATTTGTAACAGAAGCATCAACCGTATCTGCTGGTGATAGTGGATTATCACACGCAATTTATGTTGGTGGTGCTGGAGATATTGCAGTAATTCCAATTGGACAAACAACAGCAGTTACCTTTGTTGGTGTACCAGCTGGAACTTTTTTACCAGTTGTGGTAAGTGAGGTTGTATCAACTGGAACAACAGCAACGGATTTATTGAAACTATTATAAGAACAAAACATTTATTATTATGGCAATTGGATTTGGTATTGCAAGTAGAAATTGGTGGAGAGCGCAAATAAAGGGTGGTTTATTTCCATCTTTTAGTTTAAATTTTGACACCATTGGAACTGATTTTACATTTACACGTAATTCATTTGCCACAAGAGTTAATGAAAACGGATTAATAGAAACAGTAACAGATTTAGGTAGTGAGTTAATACAGAATGGTAACTTTGAAGAATTAGGTTCTGAGTTAATTACAAGTGGTAATGAAACTGCTGATATAGTTTCTATTGCAGATAATCAAAACGTCTTAATACAGACATCAATTGTAACAATAGGTAAGACTTACCAAATAGACTTTGAAATATATGATTATGTTGAAGGTTCTATATTTTTATTAAGACCAAATGATTTAGGTGTTGGAAGTGCGGTTTCAGCAAATGGAACTTATACTTATACCGTTGTAGCAGATGCAAGTACAAGTTTAATATTTAGAACAGATGGGGTTTCTACAACGTTAAAACTAAGAGGTATATCAGTTAAACAAGTAGACCCTAATGATGAGTGGAGTTTAGGAAGTGATTGGGTTATACAAGATAATAAGTTAACCTACGGAGGAAACACCAGTACAGACTATACAAGACAATTAGGAGCACTTACTAATAATAGTGTTGGTAAAGAATACATTATAAATTTTGAAGTATTAGATTCTGCATTTACTATTGGTTTTA